GTTTCAGCTAGTACATATACCAAGATACAGTATGACTCTGAGGAATGGGATACTGATTCAAAATATGATAACAGTGCTTATAGATTTACACCAACAGTTGCTGGGTATTATGTATTTAATATAGGTGCAAGATTCAATTCAAGCACAACAAACATTGTTGCATTATATAAAAATGGAGTGCTATGGAGAAGAGGTGTGCAATCAGGACAACAACAGACAAATTTAACTATTATGGCTGTAGCTGATACTGATGATTACTTCGAGGCTTTTGGATTCACGACAGGCACACAAGTTACAGTGAATGATGATGATACTTACTTCCAAGCTCATTTCGTAAGGAATGCATCATGACAACGTTAGTAGAAAAAATAAAATTAGCAAGACCAAAAGTTACAGATGATGATTTTATAGATAATATTATTGTGCAAAATGATAGTGACGGAAAAGGTGATTATATCAAATCATGGAATCACCCTACTGAAACACAACCAACAGAAGAAGAACTTGAATAATGAGAACAGTTACAAATTCACAAATATTAGAGAAACTTGAATCATTAGAAGATAGAATCACGAAATTAGAAGAAACGATTAATAAAGGTAAAGGTGCAATATCATTCATGGCATGGCTTGGTGGTATCGCCGCAATAGTCGGAGGCTATTTCGTTTCAAGATGATCCCATTAGAATTATTGTCTATGCTAACAAGTACGATACTTGGTGGAGTTCTTTCCATTCTTGCTCAAAAGTCAAAAGACAAGGCAGAAGAACAAAAAATGCTGATGCAAAGAGCAAAGTTTCAATCTGAACAATTTGACAAGGCGAGAAATGTCACTGATCAGTTCACCAAAAATACTAGGCGATATATTGCCTTGATAAGTGTTATTTCTATATTAGTAATACCTAAACTTGCACCATTCATTGATCCATCAATGCCTATTTATGTAGGTTATACCGAGACTGTATCACAAGGGTTTTGGATATTTGCTAGTGATATAGATATGACACAATGGAAACCAATGACAGGATTAGTCATTACACCATTAGATACACATGTAGTCAGCTCGATTATCGGGCTATATTTTGGTGGCAGTTTAGTCCGCCGATGAAAGTAGATTATTGTACTTTAAACTATGGTATTTCTGTTTTTTGTTTTATGCTTATTCTGTATATAATATTTAAAGGTGAATAATGCACAAAATATTTATAGCGATTATTTTTTTAATAATATTGATTATTGCATATGGTATAGAAAATGCCCTGTCAGATGTAACATCATCTGGGTCTACCACAAACACCCAAAGCAACAATGCAGGATCAAACACTGCCATCACGGGCGGATATGAAAGCTCTACAACATATCAGTCTGGAAGTAGCTCGAACACTACGACCACTAATACTACGAATAATTCAACGAATCAAAAGACTGCTGTAAATACATCATCAGCACCTGCTATGTCGGTATATGGTCAGGATAGTTGTGTGATTCCCTTATCACTTGGTATGACATCTATAGGATTCAGTTTTTCCGCAGGAAATTATTACAAAGATGAGGCCTGTGAAAAAAGAAAAAAAATAAAATTATTGAATGCTCTTTCAATGAAAGTTGCGGCGATTTCTTTAGCCTGTTCAGATAAAGATGTTTGGGAGGCTATGATGAATGCGGGTACCCCCTGCCCTGTTGATGGACTTATTGGTGATCAAGCTAAAAAAAGATGGAAAGAGTTAGGTGGTTTTGAAAAGATAAATTTTTGGAACAATAAAAAAATACCTTCAGGGAAAATAAATGCGAATAATCATCTTAATAAGTAGTTTATTTTTAATTAGTTGTGCTAGTCATAGAATCGTTCTAGGAGAAATTACAGTGTATGGTAATAATGAGCAAGAGATACCTGCACCTGAAAGACAATGAGATATCTAATTATATTATTATTTCCTATCACTCTATTAGCAGAACAATTACAGACTGATAATCTTATCGTAAACGGCACATTCGATAATGGGTCAACAGGTTGGACTCAATCAGGTGATGGACAAGTTATAGGTGATTGTTGCCCTGGTGGTCATGATTACGAGTTCGGTGATAGTGGATCAATAGAACAAGACTTTAAATTATATTCAGAGACTATAACAAATCCAATGTTAGATAATGGAATATCCTTATTGAGTATAACTGAATGGCAGAATGGTGAGGGCGGTGCAGGTGGGTGGGCACCGAACAGAGGAGGCGCAGATAGTTTCACTGTGAGACTTCAAATAAAAGATAATCAAGGAAATGTATTGGCGACAACTTCACAGACACGAACAGATACAACAGGAATAAACGGAGTAAATTATTCAGACAGTCTTACTTACACAGGCACAGGAAGTAGAGTAGGAAATATATTTTTATCAGGATCAGATGCTAATGCACCTGCTAATTTAGGTGGGCCTAATGTTGATAATGTCTCAGTTACAATGACATACGATCCAACTGTGCTATCTTTAGAACAAACTCAAGCGATCGCAGAAATATTTGAAGAAATCGAAGAAGTTTTTGCACAAGAAGAATTCACACAGATAGAGGAACTAGTTTTTGAAGAAATATTTATAGAGCCAATGATGATAGAAGAAACCTATGTTGAGATTATTGAAGAAATGCCTGAATTGACAATAGAAGAACAATTCATTGAAGAAACGATTGTTCTTGCACCTGTTATGTTAGAAGAAGAAATCATAGAAGAATCTATTGAAATCGTTGAAGAGCCGATCATGGAAGAAACGATAGTTGAATCTGTCGTTGAGACTGAAATAATTCAAGAAGAATCAATAGAAGTTGCTGAGGAAGTATTTGAAGAAATTATAGAAGTATCAGAACTACCGAGTGAGGAAATATCAAATGAAGAATCAGAATCAATATCAGAGACCGAGACTGAAACAGAATCAGCAGAAACACAAGAAGAAACAAGTACAGAATCAGCAGAAGAAGAAACACCTAACACGAACAACGATAGGAATACTCAAGTTGCAATAAATGTTCAAGATATCGCTATCAAAGTAGCAGATAAAATAAAATCTATAGATGGACAACTTCAAGCAACACAAATGATCGTTGCAAAAGTTATGCAGAACAGTAGTAAAATATCATCATATTCTAATATTAATCAAGAAATATTTATACAACCAGAATTAGAAACAATTGACATTGGAACATACACCAACAATACTTATGTAGATATAAGAAATATATATCCGAATCAAGCATACGAGGATAAATTATGGACATCAAGACAATAGCAACTGGTATCGGACTTGTCATCACTATAGCAGGTCTTTTCGTTTATCAAGGACAATTGATAGAGCGAGTGCAAGTACTCGAATCTAAGGTCGTAGATACTAAGCCAATTGAAAAAGAAATTATTGCGATAAAAAAAGATATTGAGCAACTACAAAAGAAATCAAGGAATCCACTGTCTCAATAATATGGAATCAGAAATGGTCATCATATTGACCTTCGCAATCTCTTTTTTTGTTGCATTTTGTTTTATATATTTTAGCTAATAAGCTATTATAAGATTATTAATTAATAGAGGTTATTATGGCAGGTTTAACAGTTGTAACAGCAGAAACTGCATTCGCAGTGACTTCTACAGAAGTGAAAACTCATCTTCGTATTGATGGATCTGATGATGATACACAGATTGACAATCTCATCAAAGCATCACATAACTGGGCGAAAAGATATACGAAAAGAAGTCTAACGACACAAACATTAAAATTATCTATTGATGCAGTATATGATACTGATATTCCATTACGAGAAGGCATGTATGTTGGTGTTGATCAAGATATTACGAGAAGAAGTATTTTACTTCCTGAATCGCCTGTTGCATCTATAACTCATGTGAAATCTTTTGATGATTCTGATACAGAAAGTACATTTGCATCAGGTAACTATATGCTTGATAGTGCAGGAGTACCTGCTAGATTCGTTTTGAGAAATGGTAAAAGTTATCCAACAGGTCTGAGAGTTGCCAATGCATTAGAAATTACATATGTTGCAGGTTATGGTGCAACAACAGATGTACCTTTTGATATAAAACTTGCATGTTTGAATTATATTGCATATTTATTCGAACAAAGAGGTGATCAAGATACACCTGTAAATGCACCAACATCAGCAACAAGATTATTACAACCATATGTAATAAGACAATTTGGCACGAATCCATATAGAGGCACTGCACATTATGGAGGCATGATTTAATGTCTCTTATTGGTGAAATGAGAAACAGGATCGTATTGCAGACTCTCGGTGGATCTACAGATGCAGGTGGTGGTACAACATCAACATATTCAACGGCGACTACAGTATGGGCTAAAGTAGAAAATTTATCAGGTAGTGAATCTGTGTTCGGTGATCAACTTAGAGCAATTGCAAGTTTTAGATTTACCATAAGGCGATATTCTTCTTTAACTGAAAAGTTCCGAATATCTTACGATTCAAAGACATTTGATATTCAATATATCAAAGATATAGAAGAAGGCAGAAAAAAATTTCAAGAAATATTAGCAACTGAAGGTGTAGCGACATAATGGGAATATCTGTACAGATAGATAGTAAGATTGATCTAAATAAAAAAAAGATTGATAAATTACTCACTCAAAATGCAACTAGACATGTCAATCGTGTTGCAGTGTATTTTCAAAATGAGATCAAAAGAGGTATGCAAAAAACACCAAAAACAGGTGAAATATACACAAGGGGCAAAAAGAAACATATTGCATCATCTGAGGGCAATCCACCTGCGATTGATACAGGAAGATTAATTAGCAGTATTTTGGTGAGTCCTGCGACTGGTCTTGGTGCAGTTCCAACTGCAAAAGTAAAAACAAATGTAGAATATTCGTACAGACTCGATAAAGGCGAGTTGAACAGACCATTTATGAGTGAAAGAAGTACTGCATATCAGAAGGCAAGATTGTTCTCTCAAAAGATAATGAAAAATATTTTTAGGTGATTTATGGGATTTCATTCATTCGATCTACAAACAACAATATTTACAACACTATCTAACGATTCTTCTTTAGATACCAAGATTGGCAACAATAAAGTATTTGATAGTGTTGCACCACAAGATACGACATATCCATATGTAATTATTGGTCTTGAAACTAGCACAGAAAATAATGCAAAAGAACGATCAGGAAGAAC